TGAGCGGCGGGAAATACAACCCTGCCGTACTCTGGCACAAACTGGGATACAAGAGTAACAAGATCGTCGGCGTTGTCAAAAACTACTTTAAGGCTATTGGACATCAGACCATTACCTTTGATATGCAGGGCCGACAGGTCGCTGTTACCGATGAGAGCTCTAACAGCGTGGTATTGAGCGCCAAAGAGATCGAGGCTATTTATTTTACAGCCAAAAGTATGGGGTGGATGAATCATGATTGACATGTTGATTGAGACCATTAAAGGTCTTGGCTTGATAGCCGTAATACTGTTTTTAGCATTTGTGATCGTAGTCATTATGCAAACGCTGGTTCAGACGATCACAAAGGGAGGCCGAAAGAATGAATAAAGGCCATTACCTGGACTGCATCGAGCTTTTGGAGCGCAATAGTCGTAAATCCTCTTACGTCAAAAACCAGGCGGAGGACTTGAGGCAACTAGTCGATGAGCATTACCAACTCATTGAGCAACATGAGCAGTTGGAGAGAGCGTATTTCGGGCAACAAACTACGATCCGAAATCTACAGGAAACCATAAGTAACATTAGAGGATACAGAGAAAGAAAAGACCGCGATCGTAGGAGGTAACATGACAGACGATAAAGCAAAGTATATACTCCACGAGATCAAGAGCTTGCGGAGGTATCAGAAAATCATACAAGGCATTGACCTTGATCTCAAAAGAGTGCATGAGGAGATCCGGACCATTTCGGAACCCTCATGTCCTCAAGGGCATGGCGACTTACCAAAAGTCCAGAGCCACAAGGACAAGACAAGTATTGTTAACAGTCTAATGACCGACGAGTGGGAGCTGATGGAGGAAAAGGAAAAGTTTATTAAGCGCCGTAAAGAGGCGGAAGATTATTACATCAAGCTTAAGGTATCTTGCTCAAGGCAAGAACTGGACTTTGCCGATGCTTTTTTCCGGGGAGTATCGTACAAGCGACTGTCTATGGATTATCACTACGAGAATCCATACAAAAAGGTCATTGATCTGATCAAAAGTAGCGGAATGAGTTAGTAAACTAACCTTGTCAAGGTGTTATAATGATAGTGTCGAAAAGTAAGATAAAAAAGCCTTTCATGTGGTAGTGAAGTTTTTTACGTCCGACCTTTCTGCTTTAATCTCCTGAGATCAAGAACACTATCATTAGCGTCCGCTATTTTCGCGTTATTGATCCATGTGTACCTTTTCCCGTTATAAATGGTGGGTGGTGCAATAAAAAGGTCTGTATTTTCGACACACTTTAAAAAATTGGCCGGCTTATTAGTCGGCCTTTTTTGATGCCAACAGCTGACCATGCTTTCTTTCTCTCTCCTAACTTTAGCATCGAGTCAGCACCAGGCATGACGGAAAGGAGGTAGCCTATGACCGAGAAAATGATGCTGTTTTGCGAAGAGTATTTAAAAGACAAAGAGCTCAATGCCAGTGCTGCTTATAAACGTGTTTACAAGACATGCAAGGCAGATATGACGGCGAGATCCAACGCATCCAAGCTGTTAAAAAGGCCAGATGTTAGAGAGTACATCCAAAAAAAGCAAGCCGAAATACACGATCAAAACACAGCGGACATCAAGGAGGTCGAGGAGTACCTCACTTCGGTGATGCGTGGTAATTCGAAGTCAGAGGTGTTAAAGCTTAACGGCGACGGATACCAAGTTGTCGTTGAAAAACACCCGGAGGAAAAAGACCGTATCCGGGCGGCTGAGTTACTGGGCAAACGGTACGGGATGTTTAAAGATGGATTGACTTTGGATGGCGATATGACGCTTAACATCAAGGTGGATTATGGATCTGACGATTAAGGCTAACCGGGTATTTAAAGACCCCGATCAAAGCCGGAAAAGGTACATCGTTATGAAAGGATCTGCCGGATCGGGTAAATCAGTCGATACCGCTCAGCATTACATCTTACGTCTGATGTCTGATCCTGGGCGTAATTTGTTGTGTGTCCGCAAGTCCGATGTAACAAACCGTGACAGTACTTTTGCCGAGCTGCAGGGAGCCATCTTTCGGATGTTCGGAGAGCAGTACAAAAAGTACTGGTACATCAATTCGAGCGATATGAGGCTTGAGTGCATTGCCAATCACAATCAGATCTTTTTCCGTGGCGTGAACGATGAAAAACAACGAGAAAAGCTAAAGTCTATCGCCGTAAAGCGAGGTAAGCTTACCGATGTGTGGATCGAGGAGGCCACAGAGCTGACACAGAGCGATTTCGAGATTATCGACGACCGTCTTCGTGGAGAGCTGCCAAAAGGTCAGTTTTATCAGATTCGCTTGACCTTTAACCCGGTTAGTTCGAGCCATTGGATCAAAAAGCACTTTTTCGATCGTGCTGATCCGGATGTCTTTACGCATCACTCGACCTATAAGGACAACCGCTTTATTGACGAGGCGTATTACCGACGCATGGAAAGACGTAAAGAGGTTGATCCGGATGGTTACCGCATTTACGGACTTGGAGAGTGGGGAGAGGTTGGAGGATTGATCTTGACCAATTACGTGATCGAGGAATTTGACACCTCGCCGGAGCGTTTTGACTATATGGTCAATTCACAGGACTTTGGTTACAACCACGCCGACTGCATTGGCGAGGTCGGATTTAAAGATGGCGAGCTGTATCTTTGCCGGGAAATTTACGAGTTTGAAAAGGACACAGGTGAGCTGATTGACCTAGCCAACAAGAAAGGCTTTGACAAGTCTTTGACGATGTGGTGTGACTCAGCAGAGCCCGACCGCATTAAAATGTGGCGTAAAGCTGGATACAAAGCCAAAGGTGTCAAAAAGGAGCCAAACAGTGTAAGGGCGCAAATCGACTACCTTAAATTACATAAAATACATATCCACCCAAGCTGCATAAATACGATCAAGGAGATCCAGCAGTGGAAGTGGAAAAAGAATGACAAAACTAACGAGTATTTGGATGAGCCGGTCAACTTTTTTGATGACGCAATGGCCATGCTAAGGTACTCGATCGAAGAAGAGAGAAAGCCGAAAGCAAGGCTGAATATATTGACAGGAGGTATCTAGTATGGACAAGCTCAATAGCTACATCCAACCGGACGAGCTCATTACCTTACCGGATGACAAAGAGATGAGCATAGCAGTGCTGCAAGATCTGATTGCTGAACACAAAAAGCTGTGCGTCACGCGTTATGAAACGCTGCGAAAAGCGTACATCGGGGACTATCCGATTTTGCATCAGGCAGACAAAGAAAAATACAAACCCGATAACCGAATCGTGGTCAACTTTGCCAAGTACATTGTTGACACCATGATCGGTTTTTTTATTGGCGTACCGATCAAAGTCAACTCCCAAGATAAGCGAGTGGCCGAGTATCTAAACTTGCTAGATCAGTACAATGACCAGGACGACAACAACGCCGAATTGGCAAGGATCTGTAGCATTTACGGCAAAGGATATGAGGTCTATTACAACGATGAGAGTAGCCAGGTAGCTATTATGTATCTAAACCCACTTGAGGGGTTTATGGTTTACGATGAGACCGTGCAGCAGAATCCTCGATACTTTGTCAGTTACAAAGTGGATTCCGAGGGATTTACCCACGGCGAAGTTAGAGATGCATCCAAGATCTACTTTTTCACAGACAAGGGAAATCTCCATTTTACCGAAGAAAAAGATCACGGTTTCAGTGACATTCCGGCGACGGAGTTTATCGAGAACGAAGAGCGTATGTCGATCTTTGAGCCGTGCTACTCCATGATCAATGCCTATAACAAGGCTATATCGGAAAAGGCCAATGATGTGGACTACTTTGCTGACGCTTACCTAAAGATCTTGGGACCTAAATTGAGTGATGAAGAGCTGAAAAGCGTGAGAGATCATCGAATCATCAACCTCGAAAAAGACGACTTATCTGGTGTAGAGGTGGATTTTTTGGACAAGCCGAACGCCGACACCACACAGGAGAACTTGATCAACCGCCTGGAAAGACTGATTTTCCAAAACTCGATGGTGGCCAATATTAACGATGAAAATTTTGGTACATCGAGCGGTATCGCTCTCAAGTACAAGCTGTTGTCCATGTCCAACCTGGCAAAAACCAAAGAACGCAAGTTTGTATCCGGCATGAATCGCCGATATAAGGTTATCTTTAGCAACGCCATCAACAATATGGCAGCCGATGACTGGTTAAAAGTCGAATACAAATTCACGCAAAACTTCCCTGCCAATCTACAAGAAGAAGCACAGATAGCCCAGCAGTTGAGCGGTATTGTCAGTCAAGAGACACAGTTAAGCGTATTGTCGATTGTGAATGACGTGAAGGCAGAATTGGACAAGATTGAGACCGAGGCAAATACAGATAAGGTCATCGCTCAGTACTTTGAGCCTACGGATGAACAAGAAAACCATTTTCCAGGGGATGAAGTAGATGCCGAAGAATAGCGAGGACTACTGGAGAGAGCGCGAAGAAGAGCAAAGGAAGCACAACATCACGGACGAAAGAGAGTACAGAAAAAATCTGGAACGGATCTACAAGAATATGCTTTCCGAGGTCAGTGATCAAATCTACTCTTTTTATGCTAAATATGCTAATAAAGAGGAAATCAGCATGGCCGAGGCCAAAAGAAGAGCGAATAAGCTTGATATAGAGGCATACGCTGAGAAAGCTAAGAAGTATGTAAAAGAAAAAGACTTCTCAGATCAGGCCAATGAAGAGATGCGTATTTATAACTTGACAATGAAAGTCAACCGCCTGGAACTTCTAAAAGCACAGATTGGTCTTGAGCTTTGTGCGGGATCAAATGAGATTGAGAAGTTCATGGCTGAGCAATTAGAGGGCCGGACATTGGCTGAGATTGAAAGACAGGCCGGCATCTTAGGTAAGTCTATCCAGAACAATAAGGAGCTTGCCAAAGCAATTGTGAACGCATCTTTTCACAATGCTACATTTAGCGACCGCATATGGGCCGAACAGGCATCTTTAAGGAACCAGCTATCTACAATCTTACAAAATGCCCTGATAGCTGGTAGGCATCCTAGAGAGTTTATCCCCCAGATCCGTAAGATCTTCGATGTCACAAAAAGCCAGGCTAACCGCTTACTTGTGACCGAGATGACAAGAGTACAGACAGAGGCACAGATGCAGTCTTTTAAACGTAACGGGTTTGATGAGTACACCTTTTTAGCGCTAGGAACAGCCTGTGAGGTGTGCCGTAAAATTGACGGGCATCATTTCAAGGTTGAGACAGCTAATGCAGGCGTCAATATGCCACCGATGCATCCGCATTGTCGATGTAGCACGTCAGCTTATATGGACGATGACGATTACAATGAGTGGCTAGATAGCTATTCTGCGCACCATCTTAATTTTCAGGATTGGAAAGATGCAAATCGATCGTCATTATTACGTATAGAGAATAACGCAGTCTATCATAATGGTTTTGGAATCACCTTAAGAGATAAGTACACCAACAATGAATTTAAAATTAAAGTTTTGCGGAGCCATGAAGAGTTCGCAAAAAAAGGTTGGCAATCCACCGAACATTTTAACAAGCAGTTGTTGGGACGCTTAAATAGTGGTAGGATTAAATCGAAGGATGACATATTTGACACGCTCTCTAAGCCGGTAAACTATATCGATTTAGAGACTCATAGATATGTTAAGTTTTATAACAATATTGGTATTGTCATTGACGATATCAACGGCTATCTAACAACGATAGTACCTCGAAAAACGATTAAGAAAGACTGGGTGAAGAAGTTATGACAGAGCAATTTAGAAAATTTTTAGACACAACAAATAAGTTTTTGCATGCCGATAATTTTGACGCACTTGGTTATTGCGATTATGTTGATCAATTCTGGGTGGATCATGAGGAAGATTTGGAATACTCTGCTGATCCCAATGATCGAAATGACGAGAATACTATTGTGTCACGAATATGGGAGCTCGCGGATCGATACGATGCGTGCGATGCAATAGTACAGCATGATCCGTATTGTATAAATGCCGCTAATCTAAAAAAGCAGTTAAAAGAAATTATTAAAAGTGTTTAGATTTTAATAGCCGCCGTAAGGGTGGCTTTTTTTATGCCCGAATGGAGGTGATGGGCCGTGATCCATATCAGTATCCATCAGACCGATGATGATTGCGAGATCACGATAAATGGACATGCGCAATACGCAGAGCCAGGAAAGGATATTGTTTGCAGCGCAATATCCACTTTGTTTGATACGTTGATGAGCGCTTTACAGCTATCCTCTGCTGAGGTGTTTGAATACGAGAACTCCTCTAAAGCCAGGATCAAGCGTGTCGATGAGTGGGCCGGTAGTTCGATCGATATTTTTCGGATCGGTGTGAGAGGCGTGGAAGCTCAATATCCGGACTATGTGTCGGTGTCGGACTGGTAAGAAATTTAATTAAATTTCAAAGGATTTGAAGAATGTGCAATCATAGATGGACCGAAAATGGCCAAAGAATATTTTTTGACAAGAACAATCAATGCAGGACGGAAGTAAGAGTACGTACCTGCATTTTTTGCGGTAAGCAGAAAAAGGAGTTGATCCGGGTGAAAGATCCACCTCACAGGAAACTGCCTAAGTTTATAAGACATGACCTGAGCGATATGTAGCCGGGTCTTTTTTTATGCCTAGACGTGGACGGCTATAAAAGCTACGTGGTGACCTTAAGCTTGAGGTCCTTAATATCAAGCCGGAGTCGCATCTATTCACGACCATAAACAAGGAGGAAAAATCATGAAATCTACGAATAGAATCAAATTTTACAATTTTGCTTTACGCAGACCTTTTGATCTGCAGCGCTTTGCCGATGAGGGAGATGGAGGTGCCGATGGAACTCCAAACGAGGACAATCCAAACGAAGGAGATCCGGAAGATGACCAAACCAATCAACAGGATGACAGCAAAACTCCTAAATACACGGAAGAAGACATGCAGAGAGCTTTACGTCGTAAAGCCGCCGAGGTCAATAAGAGACGTGACAAAGAGGAAAAGGATAAAAGCGAAGCTGAGCGTTTGAAGAATATGTCCGATGAGGAGAAGCGCGCCCATGAATTTAAAGAAATGCAGAAAGAGTTGGCAGCTCTCAAAAATGAGAGAGCGCTTGGTGAGATGGCTAAAACTGCAAGGG